CATTTGGAGATGCGAGTAACAACTAATGTTTGGTGGACACTTTTATCACGAAAAAACTAAAAAAGCAGTTGCTTTATTTGGAAGATTGTTTAATAACATATATGTAATTCGTAAGAATTCATCTGGTGCGGTAATAAGTCAACTTAAAGTCCCTTTATCTTATGCACCAAAACAAAAGTATTTAGAAAGAATAAGGGAAAACACCGATCTTCAAAACGATACTCGAGTAGCTATAAAACTACCAAGGATGTCTTTTGAAATTACATCAATAGCATACGATCCTACAAGACAACTAGCAAAGGTTGGTAATTTTACTACGTCATCGTCAACTGGTGAAAACACAAAAAGACAAAAGTTTTTTAATCCGGTTCCATATTCAATAAATTTTCAATTAAATGCATACGCTAAATCACAAGACGATGCTTTGCAAATAGTTGAACAGATATTTCCAACTTTTAATCCACAATACACACTTACAATAAAACCATTTTCTTCTGAATATGCGAGTTTTAGAGAAGATATACCTATTATAATACAAGGTGTGTCTTTTTCTGATGATTTTGAAGGAGCAATGGAACAAAGACGTACAATAATATACAGTTTGGACTTTGAGATGAAGATAAGTTATCATGGTCCAATTTCTGATAACAGTATCATTCGCCAAGCAGATGCCAAAGTTTTTGACATTAAAGCTGGTTTGAATGATTCTGACATAGGTATGGAAACCATAAGGGTTACACCAAATCCAACTTCTCTTATCGGTTTGCCCGATAGTGACTTTGGATTTACAACAACAATTTTAGATAGTGCGAGTTAAAAAAATGCATGAATACAAATGTAAATTAGTAAAAGTTATAGATGGAGACACTATAGACGTAGATATAGATTTAGGTTTTGACGTTTGGTTAAAAAAACAAAGAATTAGATTATATGGTATCGATACACCAGAGTCTAGAACAAGTGATGACGTTGAAAAAATATATGGAACTGCTGCTAAAAACTTTTTAATAAAATGGACAGGCGCAGGCGAACTAACTCTTAAAACGTATAAAGATGATGCAAGAGGAAAATTTGGAAGAATACTTGGAGAGATTTGGACTTTTGATACGAATATAAATGAAAAAATGATTGAGAAACATCATGCAGTTAAATATCATGGACAGTCTAAAGATGATATTGAAGCTGAACATATAAAAAATCGTGAGCTAGTTATATTAAATGAATAAAGATATGAAAAAATTTCTTCCACCAGAAGAAAAAAATGTTGATAATGATTACAAATATTCTCGAGACACATACTACGAACTTGTAGAAAAAGGTAAAGAAAGTCTAGAACTTATGATTGAAGTAGCGCGGGAAAGTGAACACCCGAGAGCTTTTGAAGTTCTATCAGGTATGATTAAAAATATATCAGATGTTAATGATAGACTAATGGACTTAAATAAAAAGAAAAAAGACTTAGATAAATCTGAAGAAATAAAAAATATTGCAAACACCACAAATAATCTTTTTGTTGGGTCCACCTCTGAATTACAAAAATTGCTTAAGAATGAAACGGACTTAGTAAATGTTACGCCAAAATCAAAATGAGAACTATCTAGGTAATCCAAACATAAAAAAAGATGGAATTGTTCAGAACTGGACAACAGAGCAAATTAAAGAATATGCTCTATGTATGAAGTCACCAACATATTTTATCCAAAAATATGCTAAGATTATATCCCTTGATAAAGGTTTAGTTCCATTTCAATTATATCCATACCAAGCTAAGATGTTTGATCAATTTCAAACTAATAGGTTTAATGTTGTACTTGCGTGTAGACAATCGGGAAAATCAATCTCGGCGTGCGGATACCTATTATGGTTTGCACTATTTCAACCAGAAAAAACAATTGCAGTCTTGGCAAATAAAGGTGCCACTGCGAGAGAGATGTTGGCAAGAATTACTATTATGCTTGAGAACATTCCTTTCTTTTTGCAACCTGGGGTTAAAGCTCTCAATAAGAGTAATATTGATTTTTCTAACAATAGCCGTATTATCGCTGCTGCTACGACTGGCCAGTCAATTCGTGGTCTATCTGTCAACCTTTTATACTTGGATGAGTTCGCTTTTGTAGAAAGAGCTGCAGAGTTCTATACATCTACGTATCCAGTTATATCATCAGGCACAGATACTAAAATTATAGTTACATCTACTGCAAATGGTATAGGTAATACTTTTCATAAAATATGGGAAGGGTCAATACAAGGAGTTAACGAGTATAGCAATTTTAGAGTAGATTGGCACGACGTTCCTGGGAGAGATGAAGAGTGGAAACAACAAACTATAAACAATACTTCACAAATACAGTTTGACCAAGAATTTGGTAATACTTTTTTTGGCACAGGTAATACTTTAATTGATGCACAAACTCTTTTAGATCTAAGAGCAAAGAATCCTATTAGAACATTAGAAGGTGGAGATTGTTTGATTTATAAAGAACCTGAAAAAGGCCATGAATATATTTTAGTTGCTGATGTTTCAAAGGGAAGAGGACAGGACTATTCTACTTTTTCTTTAATCGATATTAACGTTCGTCCTTTTGAGCAGGTGGTTGTGTATCGCAATAATACTATTTCTCCATTACTCTTCCCTAATATTATATATAAGTATGCAAATGTCTACAACAAAGCTTATTGCATTGTCGAATCAAATGACCAAGGAGCAGTAGTATGCAATGGTTTATATTATGATTTAGAATACGAAAACGTGCATGTCGAATCTGCAGTAAAAGCTAATGCTGTAGGTATAGAAATAAATCGTAAATCAAAAAGACTTGGTTGTTCTGCTTTAAAAGATTTTTTAGAAAATAATAAATTAAAAGTTGTGGATGAACAAACTATACTAGAAATATCTACATTTGAAGCTAAAGGCCAAACATTTGAAGCTTCTACTGGAAATCATGATGATTTGGTTATGAATTTAGTTATGTTTGGTTATTTTGCTTCTTCAGCATATTTTTCAAATTTAACTGATATTAACATTAAAGACATGATATTTAAACAAAAACTTAAAGAAATTCAAGATGATATTGTGCCGTTTGGATTTATTGACGACGGAAGTGAAGAAATTCAAAAAATAGAAAGAGAAGAATCAGAAGATCCGTGGGCTATAGAATATGCTAGAGATTTGTAATATTATAAATAATGGTAACAATTGAATATTCGTATAATGTTAACCGTATAAATTAACTGAAAAGGAAAAGATGATGGCACTCTCTACACCCTCAGAATCACCCGCGGTTGTTGTCAAAGAAATAGACTTGACTGGTGGCGTGCCTAATGTCCAGTCAACCACAGGCGCAACCATAGTAAATTCAAGGTGGGGTCCTGTCGACGAGCGAGTCTTAATAGCTAACGAAGCTAATTTTGTAGATAGATTTGGATCGCCCGACACCTCCACGACATTTTCGTTTCATAGAGCTAATATGTTTTTAAAGTATTCTAGCAAGTTACAAGTTGTTAGAATAATAGATGCAGTAGCTAAAAACGCAACTTCAACTACAAGATCAGATGCAGAAGGACCTACAGCAGGATCTCTAGGAGAAGTAGTAAAAAATGAAACAGACTTTAATTCGCAATTATCTGGATTAAATACAGATAAACATACATTCGTAGCAAAATACCCCGGAGCTTTAGGGAACAGTTTACAAGTTCAACTATGTCTACCCGGTAAACACGGAGATTCCGCTTTTACTAACTGGGCTTTTAAAGGAGAATTTGACGCAGCTCCTAGAACTTCCGATTTTGGAATCAAAAAAGCTGCTACAAATGATGAAGTTCACGCTGTTGTCATAGACAAAGGTGGAAAATTTACTGGAACAGCAAATACTGTTCTAGAAAGATTTGCATTTTTATCAGTAGGCAGCAACGCTAAAGATAATGCTGGGTCTAATATATTCGTTAAAGACGTAATAAATGAAACTTCACAATACGTTTGGATGATTAATGGCGACTCAGATATGCTTAATACAGTAGGTTCACAAGCTGCTTTTGGTACCACTATCGATAGTGGTGATAATTTTGTTCGAGTTGGTGGCACTACTATGGTTGGAGCTAAAGTTGCAGAACACACATTTAACTTTGACTCTGGCGTAGATGTTTCTTCTTTATCGGACGGTCAAATTCAAACTGGATATGATTTCTTTACAGATAAAGATCAAGTTGAAATTGATTTCTTATTAGCACCAGGAAGTGCAACTACAACTAGTATGACAGCTATAACAAATCATTTAGTATCAATAGCAACTTCTAGAAAAGATTGTGTAGTCGTATCTTCACCAGCTAGAGACGACGTTGTTAACGTAAACAGTGCAGATACTGCTACAACTAATATAGTTGCAACTGCTGATACGTATACTAAGTCATCTTATCTAGTAATGGATGGAAACTTTTTAAAAATCTACGATAAATTTAACGATCAATTTATTGAAATACCCGCTTCTTCATCAACAGCTGGAATAATGGCAGCTACTGACTTAAATAGAGCTCCTTGGTTCTCACCAGCAGGTTCTCGAAGAGGTCAATATCTTGGAATAACTGCAATTAATTACTCACCGACAAAAACTCAAAGAGATACTCTTTATAAAGCAGGTGTTAATCCAATAGCAAATATCCCTGGAGCTGGCGTAATACTATTTGGCGATAAGACAAAACTTGCAAGACCTTCTGCATTTGATAGAATCAATGTACGTAGGTTATTCTTAGTTCTTGAAAGAGCAATATCAAGAGCAGCAGAGCAAGTACTCTTTGAATTCAATGATGAATTTACAAGAGCAGAGTTTGTCAATATTGTCGAGCCAGTATTAAGAGAAGTAAAAGGTAGACGCGGTATTACAGATTTCAGAGTCGTAGCAGATGCAACTAATAATACACCTGCAGTAATCGATAGAAATGAATTTATCGCAAGTATCTTCATTAAGCCGGC